CTATTTCACCCGAATCTTCTGTCCAGCGTAAATCAGATTCGGGTTAGAAAGTCCATTGAGCTGTGCTATTGTCTGGTATGACGTTCCGTATTTTGCAGCAATACTGGAAAGGGTATCTCCACTCTGCACGGTATAATACCGCGCACTTCCGGCGTTAACTTGATCCTGTACATCGTTGTATCGGCTTTCAAGAACTGTCTTGCGCACATCTCCGTTGCCGTATCGTCCGGATAACACTTCCTGCGCCAGATTGCTTGTGCTTGTAATCCAGATATGATTTATAAAATTCTGTACCTCTTCGTACCTGGTTCCGAGATTACGGATCCGGTCTTCTCCGTTGCCAAATTCTCCAAGCATGGTCTTGTATGCCAGATCCAATGTGGATCCTTCCGGAGTTGTCGTTACCGGTTTTGGAGCTTCTGGCTGTTCCGGAACAACTACGTTCGCCTTATCGCTTACGGTATATTTGCCCCAGTCCTCTTTGCTTCCGTAGAATTTGTCCAGATCAAGATGGTCATCATAACCAGAGAGTTTTCCGCACGATGTATACTGCCGGATTGCACAGGTGTATTCTCCTTCATTCCACGGTGCGTCCTGATATCCAGTTGGATCGTTATTCGCATACTGGGCAATCCACAATCCATAGTTCCCTATGTTATCAAATTTGTAGCTGATCGACTGTGAACAATACAGAATCGGATGCACACCGGTCTTCTGATAGACATAATCTAACCATCCTTTGCACCAGGCATAGTCGCAACTGCCAAAGGACGCATTGTTTCCTGCTTCCCAGTCCAGGATCAAAATTGCTTCTCCGAGACGATTTCCTACGTTTGCCAGAAAATAATCCGCTTCCGCCTGAATATTCCCACCGTTGGCATAATGATAGATGCCCAAGCATTTTCCGGCAGCTTTCGCCTGCTCATAGGCTCTCATATAATCCGGATTTACATAATTTATCCCTTCTGTCGCCTTAATCACCACAAAATCACTCGGAACAACTGCAAGATTGATCCCGCTTTGCCAGCTGCTGATGTCGATTCCGTTTAATGCCATAACTTTTCCTTTCTACCGCTAACTTTTGGTGGTAAAACAAATAGCTTCATCTGTATGTGTCTATTCGTCCTTATTCATCTGCTTAATCAACTGGTTCACATAATTACTAAGTCCAGCCACTAAAATTCCCTGTACAATTGCCGTAAAAATAGCCATTGCAATATTTTGTGTGCCTTTAAGGTCGCAAGTCGCCACCACATAAATTCCGCAAATCACGATTCCAATAATACCGAGGATTACTGGAATATACTTGTCTGCAACCTTTTCGGTATTTTTCAGACCGATTCCGACAAAATATAGTGCAATTGCGACTACAACCAGTTCTGGTTTCACATAATTTAAAATCTGTTCCATAGCCTTAATCTCCTTTTTCTTTCAGATGCAATTCTTCTATTTCATGCATCATTTTCGTTATCATTCCATTACCGCCTAGCCTGTGATACGCTTTATACATCTCACAGAAATTTTCATATGCATATGACGGTATTGTTCCAAGTTTCATATATTTGTCGTGGTATTCGATAAGCTGTACTCTCAAAAGTAGCATTGTTCCAGCACTATTAGCGTTACGGACTTTTTTTTCTTCCGCAATCCTGGCATCACGTTCCTTTGCATCTGTAGCTTGCTTTTTCTTCTGCTCCTGTAGCAGCCACACGATGTATCCAAGAAAAATCGGTAGTGCGATCATATATGTTTGTAATAAAAATGCTTTCAATATTTTATTCTCACTTTCGTATATTTTATGAAAATGATTTTTCTGGTTTTGCTCTGATATCCATATTTTTCTCCAATTATAAAAAGACAGCTCCGAAGAGTCTGCCTTTCCATCCTGTTATTATAATTTCTCACCACACATCGGACAAAATCTGATCGGTATCCTCATTTCAAAAATATCTTCAACGCTTCCGTAATCGCACACCCCGATATGCATTACAGCCTTCTCGTCTAACTCACCACCAAACAGCCACACCTCCAGCCTTCTCACTTTGCCGCCCTTTTTCAAAACTATAGGACGTGCACCAATCAACTTTGTTCTGTCCTTTTTCCCGAACATAATTTTTCTGCTACAAAATTCACATTTTTCTTTCATTTCATTACCCTTCTGCATTTTTTCTTTTGATTGTAACAAACAAAGTAATGTTCGGGAAATTTTCAACTTATTTCGACATTTTTCGATATCAGTTTGTAATGTAGTATTTAGACTTCTTCAAAATACTGACCAACCAATGTATCCGGCGAGAAGTAAAGGATTATGCTCTCTCCGTCTGTCATTCCTACACGGTTCATCAGATAAACCTTTTCATTCCAACTGTAATACTTACCCTTTACATACTCCATTCCTGCCGTTGTTACCATTTCCGGCACCGTAATTGGGTTCTCCTTAGTTCCAGAGCTTGACGGATTTGCAATAGCTGTCCACAAGCTCGGCGCTACCCCCGGCGCCCAATCTGATTGACTAGTGTGTGCCTGGACGCACTTATACAGGATGTTATTATACTGGATCTTATAATCCTTGGCATATTCTACACCATCCTCTGACCACTCTGGATAGATGGCTTGTACCTGCAGAGCCTGTAAATCTGTCAGCTCCTGCGCCTGGATCTGTGCAACCATAACTGCAGCATTCTGGATTTCTGCCTTTACTTCTGGCAGATCCTCCTTCTTGCACATCGCCACACCGAAGATCCCTCCTGTGTATTCCGTGATGCTATAGAAGTTTTCATAATTCTCATAAGTTACAAGAACATCCTCCCGCTCCTTAACAATCATTTTCCGTGTCTTTGTCGTATCCTGGAAAAGCATCTTGAGTTTTTCCGGAGTTTCGGATATGGTACGGATCAGAAGGTTTCCACCCGCCTGAATATCCGCTGACTGGATAGTTAATTCTGTGGCATCGTTGAAAATAAGTTTCATGTTACTCCTTTCCGGAGTGATTCTTAATTAAATAGCAAATTAAAAAATGCAGAGACAACAATAAAAAATAATTTAATGAGTATAAACACATATCCTGTG